GGAGACGCAACAGGTTATACTTACGATGTTACAAATACCGACGTAATCGATGCAGTATTAGGAACTCCAACTGCTTACAAATACGATTTAAAAGGTGCTTCTACATTTACACAAAACGTAAATAGCTCAAGAGAAAACGGAACAACGTTTTACGAGCAAGTATTAGAGTTGACTTTCAAAAAGTTAACAGTTAAAGACCACAAAGAATTGAAATTAATGGCTTACGGGCGTCCACAAGTTATCGTAGAAGATAACAACGGAAATTTCTTCTATGCAGGTTTAGACCACGGAATGGATGTTACAGGTGGTACTATCGTAACCGGTGGTGCTATGGGTGATTTAAGTGGTTACACATTAACGCTAACAGGGCAAGAACAAGTACCTGCTAACTTTATTGGTGACACACTTACTGCTGCAGGATTCACTGTAGTTGTTGGTTCTTAATAATCAACTTTAAATTTAATTAAGGGTAGCTTTTTAGTTACCCTTTTTTTGTTTTAACAATTCAACACATTATTTATTTTTAAATAAAAAGAATGATAATTTTAAAAGAACAAGCAACGGCACAAAATCTTTACGCTACGATTGATGGTTTAGAAGCTGATGCTATTGTTTTAAGAGATGAAGAAGCAAATACAGAAGAAACTATCGGGTGCGTATTTTCGATTGATAAATATTACGCAGTTACTAATTTGGTATTTCCGATAATAGAAAACAAATTCTACAATTTGACTATTTTAAATGGTACTGATGTAGTTTACAGAGACAAAATATTTTGCACAAACCAAATAATTGAAGAATTTAGTATAAACAAAAATGTTTACACGCAAAGAACTTCAGATAACGAATTTATAATTTATGGATAACGTACACATTTTAAGTTTAAGCGCTTATAATTCTCCAACTATAACTGAATCTAAAAACAAAGAGTTCGTTGAATATGGCGTAGATAACAACTATTTTCAATACCTTATTGATAGATTTTTGTACTCAAATACAAATCACGCTATTATAACAGGTGTTGCTAATATGATTTATGGAAAAGGAATCGATGCTACTGATTCAAATCGTAAGCCAAACGAGTATGCACAAATGATGTCTATCTTAAAAAAGGATTGTTTGCGTAAAGTTGCTTTAGAACGTAAATTGCTTGGAATGGCTGCAATGCAGGTTATTTACTTGAATGGTAAAGTTAAATCAGTTGAGCATTTTCCAATGCACACGTTAAGAGCAGAAAAATGTAACGATAAAGGCGAAATTGAAGCGTGGTTTTATCATCACGATTGGTCAAATTACAGAAAAGGTGACGTATTAAAACGCATACCTGCTTTTAAATTTGGTAACGGAAAAGAAGTTGAATTATACGTTATTAAACCATACGTTTCAGGTTATCACTATTATACTCCGATAGATTATTCGGGTGCTTTACCATACGCAACTTTAGAACAAGAAATTTCCGATTACTTGATCAACGATGTAATGAATGGTTTTAGTGGTACAAAAGTAATTAACTTTAACAATAACATACCACCTGAAGAAAAACGTCAAGAAGTAGCAAACGAAGTTAAACGTAAATTAACAGGAAGCAAAGGCGACAAAGTAATTGTATCTTTTAACGCAAGTGCTGAAAATAAAACTACAGTTGACGATATTCCATTAAACGAAGCTCCTGCACATTATCAATATTTATCTACCGAATGTTTTGAAAAATTAATCGTTGGGCATAGAGTTACAAGTCCAATGCTTTTAGGAATTAGAGATACAGGCGGTGGTTTAGGTAACAATGCTGATGAAATAGAAACTGCTACACGTTTATTTGACAATATTGTTATTAGACCTTATCAATTAGAAATCATTGAAGCGTTAGACGAAATACTATCTGTAAACGGAATTGCTTTAAACCTATATTTTAAGACAATACAACCACTTGATTTTATAGATGTAAATACATTAAACGCAGAAACGAAAGAAGAAGAAACAGGCGTTAAAATGAGTAAAGTATGTTGTTCAAGCGACAATACTTTAGACGACGAAGTTGCAAATGATTTAATAGACTTGGGAGAAACACCTAACGAAAATTGGTTATTAATTGACGAAAGCGAAGTTGACTACGATACCGACGATGCCGAAAACGAATTATTGAATAAAGAGCCAAAACAAAGTTTACTATCTAAAATTTATAATTTTGTAAGTACCGGTTCTGCAAGACCAAACGCTAAAAGTGAGCAAGACGAAAACATTGACGGAATTAGATTTATAACTCGTTACGTTTATGCGGGTGAAATTTCTGCTGATAGTAGATTGTTTTGTAAAAAAATGAAAGAAGCTGATAAAATTTATCGTAAAGAAGATATTATTAGAATGTCGGAACAAGCGGTAAATAAAGGTTGGGGACCACGTGGCGCTGACACTTATTCAATATGGTTATACAAAGGCGGTGGTGCTTGTCATCATAGATGGAATAAACAAGTTTACGCAAGTTTTGAAGGTGTAAACATTGATGTTAATTCACCTAAAGCAAGAATAATAGCAGGTGCAAAAGCTGCACAATATGGTTATATAGTTAAAAATGAGGAATTAGTTTCCAAACGACCAATAGATATGCCAAACAAAGGATTTTTACCTAAAAACAATTAGAAAATGGCTTACGCATTATTAATAAGTACTGAGGATGTAAAAAGATTCACTATACTAAATGGAAATTTAGACGTTGATGATTTTATCCAATATATAAAAATAGCACAGGATATAACTATTCAAAACTATTTAGGAACTGATTTATATAACAAGTTTCAAACCTTGATTATAAGCGGTGATATTAGTTTAACTATTAACACAAAGTATAAGAACTTGCTTACTGATTACATTAAACCGATGTTAATTCATTTTGCTATGGTTCAATATTTACCTTTTGCTGCTTATACAATAGCTAATAAAGGAGTATTTAAACATACTGCTGAAAATTCTACAAGTGTAGAGAAAAACGAAATTGATTACTTGGTAGAAAAAGAACGTGATATTGCACAACATTATACACAACGTTTTATAGATTTTATGTGTTTTAACAACGCAACTTTTCCTGAATATAATAGTAACTCTAACGGGGATATGTTCCCTGATACCGACAATTTCTATGGATCTTGGGTGTTGTAAAAAGAAAAGAAAAAAGGTAGGTAGTTATACCAAACCTAAAGAAGAAAACAAAAAGAAGTTAGAATTATTTTTAACAAAAATAGAAAATGGCAAATAATATAGATTGGGGGCAAGGTGTAAATAACAATGATATTTATTGGGGGCAAGGTGCTATCACTAATGATATTAGTTGGGGTAGTGTTTACTCTGTAAGTTGGTCGGGTGAAACTGAAATATTAGGAAACGAAATAGAGGCAGTAATAGATTTCATAGCAAGGGTTGCTGCTGATAGCGGTACGTTTGAGGCGAAACAATGTTTAATTAATATAATAGAAAATATATGAGTTTATTTGATAGTGCTTCACTTTGCGTGACGCCGAACGCGTATAAGGAAGACAAACTTTATTCGATAAAACCTACTGATGGTAGTGGTGATTTGGTAGTAACGAGAGCAACGACTGCAACGAGAGTTAATAGTGCGGGGTTAATTGAATCTGTGCCTTATAACTTAATTAATTATTCTAATACTTTTACGAGTGGAGATTGGAATCCATCTGAGGCAACTGTAACAGGTGGGCAAACAGGATTCGATGGAACTTCAAACGCTTATAAATTACAGGCAACAGGTACACAATGTTATCTTTATCAAGGTAGTTTTAATTTCAATAGACTTCAAAGTGTTTATGCTAAAGCAGGAAATTATACTCAACTTTCGTTTATAGTAGGTGGTTATGGTAATGGGGTACAATTTAATTTAAGTACAGGAACTGTTGCAAATAATACAAATACATCGTTTTTTACTCCTACTATTGAAAGTGTTGGTAATGGTTGGTATCATTGTTCGGTTGCGGTATCGGCTGCATCCTTTCCGAGTTATGGATTTTTAATTGCTCCTGATTTTGTAGGTGGTAGTAATTCTGTTTCGGGAGATTATATTTATATTCAAAATGCACAATTAGTTAAAAATTATTCAGCAAAAGAATACTTCCCTACAACTGATAGATTAAACGTACCTCGTATTGATTACACTAATGGAAGTTGTCCGAGTATATTGGTAGAGCCACAGAGAACTAATATAGCTACTTACTCTGAGTTATTTGATAATGGTAATTGGAATAAAAATAATGTTGCTTTAACCGCTAATAATACTACTTCTCCCGATGGGACTACAACTGCTGATTTAATATCTGCTGACACAAACAATCAAGAGCATAATGTATATAGTAATGTATTTGTAATTACGCCAAATGTAGATTATACATTTTCTTATTTTGTAAAAAAGGGTACAGGTAGATATATTGCAGTAGCTATTTATTATGTAGGTATTACTACAGGTTTTGGTGCTTATGCAACGTATGATTTAAATACAAATACTTTAGTTGCGAGTGGAGCACCGAATGGTACTTTTACAGGAACTAAAATAGAAACTTTTGCTAATGGTTGGGTAAAAATATCTGTAACAGGTAAAGGTAATGCTGTTGGTGCAATAGTAGATATTGATATTAGAAATGCATCTAATTTAATTCCCGGAGTATTTTTTACAGGTGCAAATGAAACGTTTAATATTTGGGGTGCTCAATTAGAATTAGGAAGTTACGCTACTTCATACATTCCTACAGTAGCAAGTGCAGTTACTCGTAATGCTGATGTTATTTCTAAAACAGGAATAAGTAGTTTAATAGGTCAGACTGAGGGGACTGTATTTGTTGATATTGATTTTAATGGAACAGGTTACAGTTCTACAAATGATTTTTTTGTTTATGTAGGTGATGGTGCTAATACTGATGCTATTTACATTGATTATTTTAATAATACTTTTAGATGGGTAGTTTTTAATGGTAGTACACTTGCATTTTATACTGACATTGCAACAACAAACGGTAGGAAAAAACTTGCTTTAGGTTATAAGTCAGGTCAATATGTAGCATATTTAAACGGTAATTTAGTTTTAGCAGATACAAACGCAACAGCACCACCAACAAGTGCTAATTTTTCTATTGCTCAAAATGTTTCAGGTTTTGGAAATATGACAAAAAACATAAAATCTGCTGCACTTTGGAAAACAAGATTAACGAATACTGAGTTAGCAACTTTAACAACTATCTAATGAACATATCAAAATTAAAATACACAGACAAAGAAACTGCAATAGCTGATTTATTAGCAAAGAAAGTTTATGTAGAAGTAGAAAACCTTGACAAAGAAATTATCTTGTCTTACGGGCAAGGTATACAAGCTATTGTAGAGATAGGTTTAATAGTTTTAGAGAACGGAACTTATGATAGTGACTTTAAAGAAATTACTGCACCTGTTTACGCTGATGGTTACCATTACGATGTAATGAGTGAAAACGAAATTGTGTTTGATAATGCTATTGAGGTTAAGAATCCTAAACATACTTTTGCAGGTTATGAAGTTGTTAGCGATTTGATATATCCTTTTGATAAAATAATCAATGAGTAGTAAAGAAAAAATAGATTTATTCCTTAACAAGTGGGTAAGTCGTAAATTAACAGTTTTTGTAGTAGCATCTGCAGGTTTATTCTCAGGTGTTATAACTTCTACTGATTGGGTTATTATTGGAACTTCTTACATTACGATCGAAGGAGTTACAAATATTGTTGAACGTTTAATGAAAGCTAAAAATGTCAATTAACGATTTGAAACTATACGGACTAAATTCACTTGCTATGGCAATTAGCTTTTCTAATGTAGAATCTACGCTAAAAATATTTTTATTGTGTGTGTCTATAATTTATACAATAATGAAAACTATTGAATTGATAAATAAAAAAAATGATGAGAGAGATTAAATACATAGTTATTCATTGCACAGCTTGCCAACCAAATACAAAAAAAGAAGCTATTATAAATTATTGGAAAAATACTTTAAAATGGAAAACTGTAGGTTATCATCGTTTAATTGATGCTAATGGTGTTATTCACGAATTGGCTAAATACGAACAAGTAACAAATGGTGTTAAAGGTTACAACTCTGAATCAATACATTTTAGTTACATTGGTGGAATAGATGAATCAGGTAGACCAAAAGACACACGTACAATTAAACAAAAAGAAAGTTTATTGTATTTAGTTAAACAAGCTAAAAAACAATTTCCTAATGCTATTGTTCAAGGTCATAAAGATTTCAAAAACGTAGCTAAAGCGTGTCCAAGTTTTGATGCTAAAAGCGAATATAAAGACATTTAAGACACTTTTATATGAAAATAGTATATTTACTTATCTTATT